CTACAATAGCTTTTTATAAACTTATTACTCGCTCCTTACAATAATCTCCATTTTCATCAATAAAATAGATATTCTTAATTTGCAAATCTTTTATCAATTGGCGGCAGGCGGGGCATGGACGTGTACAACCTAATTCTCCATTTTTCTTTTCTCTATAAACAAAAAGTGAAGTGTTTTTCCAGTCTATATCTTTACCTATAAGATGACTTAGGGCTGCTGTTTCTGCATGTTCAGATGACACTGCATTTGAATAATTTGCAAAATGACGATATTTATTATACTGATGTTGAAGCGGCCGCGTCTTATTAGAATTAAAACCAGTAGATATGACTCGCTTTCCCTCAACTACTACTGCTCCAATATGTGGGCCTTTAAAATTAGACATAAATGAAATTTCACGAGCAATAGAAAAAAATCGCTTCTCTCGATTATTCATATTATCTCCTTCCTTTCTTTTATGTCTAATTATATCATATATTTAAAAATTTTTCAAATTTTTATTTGTAAAGAACCACTTTGTTGGCTGCTAAACTTTTCTTTACATCAATTACTCTTTGGTTAGAGCTGCCACGCCATGCGAGAGTTAAATTACGTTGAGACTCAATAAAAGGACCGTCAACCAGAACGTCGCAATTCTTCAAAAGCTCAAGCTGGTGTTTATTTTGAATAAGCTCTTCAAATTTAAAACCCGACCAAGCCCAGACATTTTTACCTTCAAAATGTGCGGTTTTACATAATTCAATAAGATAGTAGTTATCTTTTTGAATAAACGGTTCGCCGCCAAGTAAAGATAAACCAGCATAATGTGGCGACTTCAATAATTCACAAATTTGAAAAAACTGATGTGAAGTAAACTCTTTTCCAGCATTAAAATCCCAAGTTTCTGGATTAAAACATCCTTTGCAATGTCGTTCGCAACCAGAGACGAACACCGAAACGCGAATGCCTTCTCCATCACTAATATCAAGTTTTCTAATTTGAGAATAGTTCATACTTACTCCAAAATTGTGTTATCTAAATGTACATAACGGTCTTTTATTTCATTAGTTCTTCCTTGGTTAAAGAAGTTAGAACCAATATATCCGCATACTCTACGGGCTACGTTCATCTTATTGTGGTCCATATTGCCGCAATTAGGACAGCGCCAATCTAGTTGACCATTCACGTCAACAATTTCAATTTCTCCATCATAACCGCAAACTTGGCAGTAGTCTGATTTAGTATTGATTTCTGCATAAACAATATTATCATAAATGAATTTTATGACTTCTAGTACAGCAGAAGTATTATTTAATACGTTGGCACTCTCTATATAGCTAATGGCGCCGCCAGGGCTTAATCTTTGAAATTCACTTTCAAATTTAAGCTTCTCAAATGGGTCGATTTTTTCAAAGACTGCTACATGATAGCTATTAGTGATATAGTTCCTATCAATACCATCTAGTTTTATAAATACGTCTTTACCAAAACGAGCCTTTAAAGCTTTAGCAAATTTGTATGTAGTGGATTCTATTGGTGAACCATAAAGGCTATAACCTATATTTTCAGCAGCTTTCCACTCGTTACACTTATCATTCATGTATTGCATAACTGAAAGTGCAAATTGCTTGGGAGCGCCATCTGTAGTGTGAGAATAACCAGTCATATATTTTACGCATTCATATAAGCCAGCATAGCCTAAAGAAAGTGTAGAGTAATTGTTATGTAAAAGTTCTTGAATTGTTTCTCCCTTATCTAACCTAGCAAGAGCGCCATTTTGCCATAGGATAGGAGCTACATCAGAAGTAATATCAGAAAGTCGCTTATATCTTGCTTGCAAAGCTCGATGACAAAGCTCAAGACGCTCATCAAATATTTGCCAGAATTTTTCCATACTGCCGCCAGAGGATAGGGCGACATCAGGAAGATTTATAGTGGTCACGCCAAAGTTAACATTTTATTAGACTATCTCTTCATCACTATTAGTGATGTCGCGCGCTTCGAGCAGTGACAAAATCTGCTCTACTGGATTACATTCATCATCCATAGTCGTTACACCTTTCTTAACTCTTAAATCCTTACAAAGATAATAGTCAATTATTTCATATTTCTTTTTAAACCAATTTCGACTAAACATTCTTTTAACATTACCGTTCTGGCATGAATGGCCAGAATAAGCAATAAAATCACTTGCGGGACAGAAGGTCAAAGTTTCTTGCTTCTCCTTATCATAAATAGTTAATATCCAAGTATTCCCCACTCTATGCGAGTTATTCTGGCAGTCTTTCTGATTACCAAGATATAGATTATTTATGTTATTATTATGCTGATTATCATCTTTGTGCAAAACAAATTTACCTTTGTCTATAGGGCCTATCCAAGTTTCATAAACAATTCTATGTATAGGATAATGTTTTTGCCCTTGTCCAAAATTAATATCAATATAATAATATTTTTTATTTGGCATTCCCCTCTCTAGAGGTTTTAAAATTCTATGAGAAAAATCAGAGTAAATATTGCCATTTTCATCACAATAATATTTAGTGTCTCGAAATTGTTTAAAAGTAATTCCTTGTATGGATAATGTTTTCATATAAAACTCCTATCAAATAGTTATTATATTTAAGACTTGGCACGGTATTGTCCTTTCGGCTTTCACCGTTAGCAAGCTTATCGCTCACACCTTTTTGTCATAAGTTCACGCGATTTAACGTCGGCTTAACTTTTAGTCAGCCAACCGACCATAATATTTTCCTTTTCCCTCTTGGTAATTCAAAGCCTTGGAAGGATTACCTTTTACTTCCCAAGGCGTTAAAAAGGATCTACACATAAAATCCTATGTTGCCATAGGTATTGACTATATCTTCTACCTTTCGATAGTCTTCCGCTTCGAATTGGTGCTTATCTCCAACTCTACTCCCTTACATTCATCAGGGATAGTCGATACAGGTTCTTAATCTTTATCATCTCCTTTTTAAGAGGATAAAAATTAAGCTTCCCACGGCCTCATCTATTAAAGACCTAGCCGTTAGCCGTATTTTAATACGACACCCGCGAGCGCGGTTCAAAAGATTTTACATGAGCTGTAGTTTACGCTCACCCATGCACGGGAAGCAATCTCCGTCCCCGTATTGATTTTTCTTAAATTCCTTCATCTTCTTCTCAGAAATATAATCAGGAACCATTCTTTTTGCAGTACACTTTGCAGCTAATTCTGTTAGATACCAGTACTTGCTATCTTCGTAAATGTTATCTTCTTCAAGTACATATAAAAGCTTTGGAAACGCAGGAGTTACGTAAACACCTTTTTCGTTTTTAAAGCCTAAGATTCGCTGTTTTAGAAATTCCTCAATTAGCCAAGAAAGTTCTAATTTATAATCATTCGTTTCTCCTAAGTACATACATACGCTTAAAAATGGGGATTGCATCCCCTCCTATGTCACCATAGGAATTAGACTATCTCTTCATCCGTTCTGGATGGATGGCGCTTCGGAATAAGGATTTCCACCTTAGACCTACTCCCTTACGGGATAGTCGTTACACCTTCCAATTATGACTAATTGGCTTGGCACGGTATTAACTAATTATGTAATTATATAAGATACAAAAACTCAGGTAAAATTGTTTGAATAATCTTTTTGCTTTTTATAGCGCAGGTTTTATTTGGCTTAATGGGGGTATTACTTTCATCTACATATCTAAAAACTTTGGAACCTGTACTACCTCTTTCTCCTCTAGCCACAGCACAAACATGAGAAAAGCTCAAATTCAATTCTTTTGCCGCTTCGCAAGCCGAGCCATAAAATTTACCCGTGGTTAAATCTATTACTTTTTTAGAGGTGACATTAAGACTCCCAGTTTTCCCATACATATGATTTAATTGGCCTTTTTGCGCGTCGCTAATCTTCTTTTTTGTCTCTTCTGTATGTTTGCCCTTTCCATTTCCACCTTGTTCTACATTGTATCCACTGTCTTTTACTAGCGAATGGTATACCTCTAAAATATAATACCTTTCTCTTTCATCAAGCAACTCCTTAGATTGAATATTATCCTCAACAATTTCAAAATCGAAATTTTCAAAACTATATTTTCTCATGGCTTGTATTATAACTCTGGGGTTTTTACTCCATTTATATTCATTGTAATATAAATTTTTCCTTTCCCTCAAAGTTTTGGTCGTCTGTCCAATATAAACTTTTGAGTTAATCTTATTTGTAATCTTATATATTAACATTTTTGTAATTTCCTTAGTCTTCACCGTTAGCCTATATAGTAAAATATAGACACCCTGCATTTACAGGTTCACCATCTACTCATCTAAGTATTCCTACTTAGCGTGGCCATATCATTAACCATTGGTATTTGTCATTGAGTTAACTTGGTAATTAAAGGTTTGTACACTATCTGCTACTTCCTTTTTAGCCATCTTTACCGCATAATCATAAGCCTTTGGAGAATAAACTTTATAGTCATCTGAATCAATAGGCAAATCAGGATAAAAACTATAATCCAATTCTCGTCCTTCTATAATTTCTACGCCCGTTTTATAATGATAATAAAAAGAGCTACGGACAAAAGGCGCTAAATGTGTAAGTGTAATTGTACAGCCGCCGTATGTAGAAGAAGTTACTGCGAGAATAATCTGAGTAGCAATTGTGCTTGCTGTAAGTAGTCTATGCGGTTTATCAATCTTTACGCCGTTTATTACGGTTCCATTCTGTAACATATCTTCAAGATTTACTAACTCGCAGTTTGTTAAAGCGTGCTGAGCAAAATAGTCCATATCATGCTGGTGAATAATTCCTGCGTCGTGTGCTTCTACCACATCTTTTGGCAGCAAAAACCTACGAGCAATATCAGTACTTGTAATACCCGCAAGATAATCACGTTGTACAGTAACAACTTTACTGTTTTTATTAGAGTTCTCATATTTCCAGTAATCATTTTTATCATCAATCAATTCCATAATTGATTGGTCAGTTGTGTTTGTTTGTCGAATTAGCTCTCTCTTATACCTATATCTTATATAAGCTTTAGCAACGTCAGCACAATCGTATTTTATAAGTCCTTTTTCTACCAAGTCTTGAATTTCTTCAATTGTAACAGATTCACGCTTAGAGTTCTCAAATTCTTTTTTTATATCACTGGCAATTTGAAGCGCAATCTCTTCATTTTGAATATCATCAACATCTATAAAAGCTTTGCCAATCGCTACTTGAATTTTTTCTTCTTTAAATGGAACAAGGCTTCCATCCCTTTTAATTACATTCATTCTTCTGGCTGCTCCTTATCACAATAAATGCAGAAGCCGTTTTCATATGTGTGAACGCACTTCTTTTGCAATTCATCGTTCTCATTTAATAGTTTATATACAGCATTATTTAAAGTAAAACGGTTAGGTGTTAAAAGTTGTTCAATTAGTCGGTTATTCTGGTCAATTTTTTGTCTAATATCCAACTGGTTAATAAAAATCACTCTCCTTTAATTTTACCCTAGAAAGAGTATGAAATTGCTCATAAAGGTCTGGATTGTGCTCTTTGGTATAATCTAGCGCACCTTGAATCTTATTCCTTGGTAGCGGCGGCGCACGGTCTGAAAAATTTGAAACAGCCGCGAGATATGACCACATCGTGTCGCGCTTAAAAATGCGGTGAATTGCATCCATATCAAGGGCATTCTTTTTTAGATGTACACCTATTCTACCAAAGGCATTTAAGAGTTCCATTAGCCATACTAACCTTTCGTCAGCAAATTCCATCTCATTAATTTTAAGTCGAAAATCGATACAATATGTACGCAAAAATATGATTTGTTGATACAATTGGGGCACAAGATATTGTATAAATTCTTCGTCTGAAAGGCTGCCCTTGGGTATATAGTAGAACAACCTTTGCTGATATTCTTTTTTCTTTTCTTCTTGTACAATGATTGGTAAAGACTTGTTTGGAACAATACCTGCCGTTTGAATATAGAAGTGACTGCCAGTGCGTTCAAGTCGTAACCATTCAATTAATTCTTCTGTTGAGTGTGTTTGAACTGGGAACTTGCAGTCAATATAGCCGTTTTTATAAAGGGTCGAATTCGCTAGTTCTTTTATCGCATCAAGAGAACCATCTACAAGCCCTAAGTCATAGTCATGAAAATAGAGGGAATGCGTTTTTAAATCGCGTGGAAGCTGTTGTTCGGCTTTATCCCATATTAAGCGACCGTCTAATGAGAGTCGTAAATGGGCTGCGTTCATCATTAAATTAAAATTCCGGCTTAGCTGCTTTGAATCAAAGCGGTTATGATAAGTTTCGTAGATATGATTATCTGGGATACTTAATTCAATTTCTTCTTCCATTGGTACGTATATGCCACCAGTATAGGCTAATCCGCCGCATTCTATGTTTGATTGGTTATAGGCTGGAAAATCGCCATCGTCATAGTCTTTTCGTATAATAAATTTGCTAAATTTCTCTGGGTTACGAACGGGAGATAGTCGTACTATCTCCCGCTTTTTCTTGTAATAAGAAGAAAGTTTCATTAACTCCAAATTAAATGGTACAGTTAGATATTTATCCATATCAAAGTCATATAAGCCAATTATCATTCCTCTTCCACCTCATCTGCGCGCACACTAACTGTGGTAATACCACCGTTTTCATAAATTTTATCAATTCTTTCAATTAACGGATACCGGGTACTTTTATACTTCTTCGCGACGAATGTATCACCTTGCCGCATTCCAGTTACAATAATTTTTTGGCCTCTCTTAAACCAGCTAGCTTCAATTACTTTTTTCTTTCCGCTTGCGTCTTTTTCTGAAATTTGTTTGTCGTAATATGAAAAGACAGGGCCATAAACACGCACTGTAACTACTCCATCTAAAGTTAATAGGGTAATCGTTTTTTTAGTCTTATCTCTATCAAGAACCGTACCTGCTATTCTATCAATCCGATAAATTGGGACTTCTTTTCCTTTTATTAGCATTACTCGGTCTACAATTGGTTCGTCTGGTAAATTAAAGAAATTTACAATGCCCCTCATTTTAAGCGTTTTTCTACAAGGCTCAAGTTCATGCTCGTGGTCATAATATGAAACGCTATCCATTTCCCATTTACTTATAGAACCAGTACAATACTTATCCCAAGTATCGGAAGTTAGTTGATTATTAACGGCAGTAAGAAGCTCTTCATTATGGGATTTTATATAAGGACGAATTTTGTCTTGGCTTTGTTTATAGAGTTTATCCCAAGCTACTTTAGTCGCTGCGAATCCACTTTCGCTGTTGCTTGGAATTAGCAAATCTATGTCAAAGTTTTTCTCCCAAAAACTAAAAGCGATATTGTCTAATTCGTACTTATCCCCATTTGCAAGACCCTTTATATATTTATTATAGTTAAAAATGCGGCGTTGTAAATCGTATTCGTCAGGTATCAGCCCAAATTTTATCAGCATTGCCATATTTTGAAGTGTTATTCGTTGCTTGGTATCACTAATAAGATTAACGTATTCGTGCATTATATCTATACGTTCACCGAAGGAGTCAAAAGCACCTGACTTTATAAGATTGACCATCTGCGGCTTTGTAACTTTAACTTTGTCAAGAAAATTTTTAAGACTTGTATAGGGTCGCTCGTCAATTATTGTAGAAATCAATTCATTATTTATACGGGTAATACCACTAAAGCCATATCGGATAGCGTTATTATTTACATCAGGAGAAAACGTATAGGTTGAAGTATTTATATCTGGATGAACAATTGAAATTCCTTCCGTTTTCATCTTACCAATGGCGCTTGCAATTTTACCATAATTGGTAGTAGACGATTTTTTCTTTTTCTTCTGAGCGGAAATATCTTCTTCTTCCTCGTCAGTATCTTCTTCATTATCTGGTTCCGCAGAAAAATCTTCAATATTACTATCGTAATTTTCTGCTTCTAGTTCAAAGATTTCTTCTTCTTCGTCTATTATTTCAGCGCCACCAGTATCAGTAATTAAACATGCACAATTCCAAAAAATTATTGGATATTTATATGCTAAATTCATTTCCTGGAGAGCAATTAATGAATAGCTATGCGTGTGTGCGGCACAGAATGAGTAGCCACGCTGTACTCTTAATAACACATTCCAAACATAGCTTACAAGCTTCTGAGAACAATTCTTTTCTTTTGCGGTTGCAAAATAAATTTGTTCGCATTCGTCAAATAATTTACCTTGTTTTTTTGCGATTGCTTTGCGAGTTTTGTCACAAAAAGTCAAGTCATGACCGCCAAGTCGTGGCTCTTGTAGTAATGACATTAATCCTTCCTGCGATTCGCATATTCCCGTATGTACGGCTGGATGAGATGAAAGCCACTGTATTTCATCATCTGCTAATCCATAATCCCTCATCTCTTTATACCAATTGTTAATATCTGCTCGATAGCGTGCCCACATATTTAGCGGCTGCTCTGCACCCTTTTCGGGCGCCATTAATCTAATAACGGAATTTAATACTGCTAACTCGTCTATTGATTTGGGCTTGGCAATTGCTAGACCAGTGATGCCAGATTGCTTTTCCATCTGAAAAAGAGACTGAATCTTATGCTCAAGCGCCATATCCCACATTTTAGGGTCATTGCGTTCAAGATTATAAATTCCAATAACCGACTCATAGGTTTCTTTTAATGTTGGTTTTTCTTCAACATACCCATATTCTATCAGTAGATTAAGACAAGCATGAATTTTATCCATAGCTTCAACTGACAACAGGTCCATTTTTATAAGACTCACATCTTCACAGTCGTGAAGGTCAAATTGGGTACATAATGTACCATCTGGCGCGCGCATTAAGGCAGTTGAATTAGTAAATGGTTCATCCACAAAGATTACTCCGCCGGCGTGGAGGCTAGAACCTGCGACCAATCCTTCTATTCGTTGCGCAGTTTCCCACACTTCTGGATAATTATCTGTCATTTCTATTACAAATTGCTTTACGGGAGGCCAATCTTTTTCCTTATCCCCATAGAAACATTGATGTAAACTGCGTAGTTGTCCGCGGTCTGATGGAATAAGCGACGCTAAATATTGCGCCGTATCTGGAGAGATATTTAATCCGCGGCAACTTGTGAGTATTGCCGATTTAGACTTCTCAGTTCTAAAAGTAGCTACATTTGAAACGTAATTACTTCCATATTCTTGTCGCAGCCCATTTAAAACCTCTTTTCGGCATCCGCCTTCGATGTCTACATCAATATCCAAAGGGCTAACACGTACTGGATTCAAAAACCTCCATGGATACATGGCAGTTGGCTCTCGCAATTTATTCATCTGAATTATATCCAGACAGTATAGCAGTAAAAAACCACCGCCAGAACCTCTAGACGGACCAACAATTGTACCTGCTCTCCAGCAAGTGTCAATAATATTCTGTAAATTCAAAAAATAAGCGGACCACTGTGCTTTATTAACCTGTGAGGATTGCCAAGTCATCTGTAAATTTAAATTTAGCTCATCGTAGGCCTGTTGATTTTGGAGGTCTGAATGCTTTTTAATACCATCTATTGTAGCCCATACCAATTTTTTGTCTGCGGCGTATTCTGAATTATAAAAATTCTGCAATTCTGGCATCAGTTTTACATAATAGCTATAATCTTCTACGCTTTCGGCGCAATCTTTCCATTTTAAGCTAGGAATCTTTAGTGGCCGTGTTAAATCATAATCTTCGCACATGTCTCCAATGCGTCGAATATTATCATAAGCTATTTGTAATTCGTCGTCAGTTAAACTTAAATGGCTTTCTAACTCTTCTGTGTTCATTAGGTAAGTTGTTGCATAAAAGCTATCTACTTCACGCTCGCCATTTTGAGAATTTAAATATGCTTTATGAATTGGCTTATCAGTCTTTTTAAGATAATGACTGTCTGTTGTAATAATATATGGAATTTTTAACTCGTTAGATAATTTAATTAGCTCTCTATTTATATATGTTTGCTCTTTTGAAGCTGACGGCTGTAGCTCCAAATAAAAATTATCTTGACCGAATAGCGAATTTATCTGAACAATCCATTTCTTAATTCTCTCTAAAAGAGATTCGTCATTGGTGGCTCTAAAGTTCAAAAGTTGAGTTGCTACTAAGCCGCCTAGACACGCGGTACTTCCAATTAGATGTCCCGGATTTACAGATAAAATATCATATAAATCTTGATAATATGTCGGAACTCGACGCATACCGCGCGCGATATAAGAGCGTTGCCAAGCTTTGGTTGATAGCTCTCTTAATTGTTGATGCCCAATCAAATCTTTTGCATAGAGACAAAAGTGATAATATCTATCATTATCTTTGTTAAAATTGTCTTTATTTAGTCCATTACGGCAAAGATAAATTTCATTACCTAAAATTACTTTAAAATCTGGGCACTTTTCTTTTACTTTTTTGTAGTATTTTTGTACTTTAACCGCATTAGAAACTGACTCGTGGTCTGTAATACCAACAACTGAATGACCTAGTTCAATAGCATAATCTATAAGTTCATTTTCTTTGATGATGCAGTCTCGTAAGCGCAAATTCGAGTATTGCGTATGATTGTGTAAGCTACCTGGATAATTTCTCAGATTCTCCACCATCCTTTCTTTTTATATCTAAATTATACCATATTTTTCTTAAAAAGTCAACTCTAAAAACTATATAAACTGTCCTTTATCTCATAAGCTTCAATCATAATTTGCGGGGTTATGTTACCACACCATTCATTTAAATTGGGTTTGCCAATTATTTCTATTTCTGCTTCTGGATAAAGTCGTAGCTCATCAATTAAATCATTCGCATGAAATTTTATATACGTAATCCCATTACGCTCAATTTTTAAAGTGTCTTTATTCTTTCCAATAATCTGATATTGATTAGCCTTTGTCATCAGCCCAGTGATATGAATAAGCGGCTCTGGATTGAATTGACCCCAAACACCATCAACAATACATAAATCCACAATTAAATCGCGAAGGTCGCTACTATTGACGTCTCTTTCAAAATTTATGTCATAATAGGATTCGCCAAAATCATAATCAGCTAACTCTCTATTTGAATACTCAATGAACTCTTCAAGGTCCGAAGCTTTAATACCACAGCCTGCCGCTTGGGCGTGCCCCTCGGCATATGTGAAAAGACCGCTTTTAGAAAGAAATCCTTTGAAATCGGTTAATGCACTGTTGTTAACACCACGTAAACTGCCCTTTAACTCATTATCATGTCCAAGACGAGCTATAATAGTTGGCTTTTTATGCCGCGCCGCTAATTGAGTTGCGATTAGTCCATTCAATTCTGCGGGAAAATCATCATCCTCTCCCAGTTGGATAAATAATACTTTATTCTCCAAAAGGCCTTCTTTTTGGATTCGCATTTCTAAGTTTTCTACAGCTTTGGTTTTAATTCTGTCTTGAGCATTTTTTGCATTTGTACATTCTCTAACACTCTCAATAGCAACGTATTCCATAGCTCCTTTTGCGCCGCGTTTATTGCTAGGTACTCGGCGGCCGCCATCAATAAAAGCCAATAGCATGCGTTCTTTTTCTTCTTGTGAGCCAACTCGAATCATAGCGTTTAGCATTGGTACTATATAAAAGGCCACTGAGATATAATTAACCTCTTCTCCCATTGAATACGCCTGTTTATCAATTAAGGCTTGGAAGAAAGTATTATAAATATGGTCAAAGCCATAAGAAGTAATAAATCTATTTTCTGGCTCCAATATACTTCCCATATCACCGCAAATTCCAAGCGCGGCAAGGTCAATAAAATTCCATGCTTCTTCTATGTGCATCTCAGAATCAATTGCTCTGCAAAATTGAAAAGCAACTCCTGCGCCAGTTAAACTTTTATTTTTATACTTAGGAGACAATTGATTGTTTATAATGATTGCATTGTCACTAAACTTACAATCAGCTTCGTGGTGGTCAAGTACTAGTACTTTAATTCCATTAGCCCCTAGTTTCTCATGGTATTCAAAATCATTAGATGAAGCATCTGGCATAATAACCAAGGTCGGTCGCGGAGTAAGTGCTAAGATTTCTTCAATTTTATCTGAAAGTCCGTGCTGCTTATGCTCGTGAATAAGCGTATGAATTTGAATATTGGGATTCAATTTTTTAGTATACATATATATAATTGAAGCAGAAGTAATGCCATCACAGTCACAATCCTGAACAATTGCAATGGGGTCGCCGCTCTGTATACTTTTAAGATAAAGCTCAACACCCTCATTCATATTTTCTAAGTCAAATGGAGATTGGAGGCTTGTAATAGTTGGATTATAAAACTCCTCCAAATCTTCTATTCCTCTTGCTTTCAAAAGATTGTCAAGATAGTTGTTTCTAAAATTTTTATTTACTAATCTACATTGCATTGCGTATCTTTATCCTTTTATCTAATAATTTTTGGAAAATTTCTTCTCCATGGTCTGTAGGCGAATCTTTTAGATCAAGTAACCCTTGATTATCATATATAAATGAAAAATCAGCATATTCACGATATTTTTGACCTATCGCTCGTAGTTTATCCATATATGAATTATCATCTTCTGTTTGTTCTTTGTCAAAGGCAATAATAATTTCTTTTGGCTGGCAATATTTTAAAAGTAGTTTTAATTGATATATGTTAAAATTACTACCACAAACCGCTACACAGCAATTTGGTTGTGAAAACGATTCCGCCTGCATTATTGCTTTTTCACTCTCGCATAAAATTACATAGCCGTTTTCTTTTATATTTTCCAAATTTTGATATAGCCCATATAAATTCATGGAAAGCGGATGCTTATACCATTTCTTTTCAACTTGAATTGGCATATATTTACCCACATTTTCTATTTCCCACTCATTCAGCGCGCGGCCTCTAATTCCTACCAAATCACCATCGATGTCATAATGCGGGATTATAATCTTATTACGTGAGATTGAATAACGAATATTAAATTTATCCATGGCATCTTTAGATATACCATCATTTAACCATTCTTGAGGATACACTTTTATAAAAGCATCTAGAACAGACGGGTCATAAGTCGGCAATTTTACAATTGAGCGGTATTCTTTGTAACTTGAAAAATCAAATGAGGTTTTTTCATTAACGAATTCTTCAAAATCTTTAATTATACTGCAACTTTGCGCTACATAAAAAATATCGCTATACCAATCATATTCTATATTATGAGTTTCGTAATAATGCTCTAAGAATTTAAAGATACTCAAAGGGCCACAGTTTGAATAACAATAAAACATATGAGTATCTTTGTAATAATAAAGTTTTAATTTACAATCAGCCGCTGAATCGTGATGGCAAATAGTTGGAAAGCGAATCTCTCTTTCGTTTTCTTCGTATCTATCAACCCCCAATGATACCATTAGCCCTTTTATTTTTTCTACATCAAGATTATCAATAATTTGCTGATACGTATTCACGATTTAAGCCTTTCTAGTAACACTTTTACTTGCTCTTTGTCAACTGTATCATAACACAACTCGAAATTATACGTCATTTCAACAGGATATAAGCGGCTATCGGTTACGAATAAATCAGTTCGCCGCAAAGTTCCATAATCAAAATAGCTCCATATTCGCACTTGCGTCCATTCACCGGAACGTACTTTAAATACGTCAGTTACTAAATTTGGTGTAATTCCTATTGCTTCAATAACCTTATCTAATGTATCCAATTCTTGCTTAGTAGGCCAAGCCAATATAAAACCATAATCTGCCTTATTTATTGTCGCGCGGCCACCTGCTAATGAGCCTTCATTTCTGATATTTGTATTATCATCAGCGCTTGCATTTACTTGCGTCGCGGTCATTACGTAGACATTATATTGCGTTGCTATATCTTTTAGAGTCGTTGATAACAATAGAAGTAATTCATCATTTCTTAAATTAAACCCACGAAACTCGTTTAACAATGCCGGACTTATAAAGATATAGTCATAAAATATGTATTCGACTTCATGGACTAAAATTTCTTCTTGAATTACGCTTTTAATTAAATCGTTTGATGGGTCTGGTATTCTGGTTAGTTGAAAATTATCTCGATATTCTTTGAAAACCTCTTTGGCTTGTTGTACTACTATTTGCTCTTGCGGCGTAAGATTATTATATCTAAATTTGCTTGCATTTATACCTGTGATATAAGCCAAAGCCATTTCTTGGATTTCCTTGCGAGATTGCTCTGTCGCTATATACAAAACTTTTTCACAACTGCCGGTTTGTTCCCAAGAATAGGTTGACCAATCATATCTAATTGGAAAAGCCAAATAGCAAGCATCTGCAACCATATTCCTTGTTTTGCCGCGTCCACTCGCAGCTGAGCGAATCGTCATTGTTCCTCGCCTTGCCCCTGCGCAGACTTCATTAAAAATTGCTCCTTGAAGTGGCAATCCCACATCTTGCATTTCGCCAAAACCGCTGATTAAATCGTCTAATCCCTCATAAATATCCGCAGTTTCAGAAACCTCATCCCTTAAATAATCTTTTTCAACGGATATAATTTTCTTTTTAACCGAATCAAGAATATCTTTTAAAGTTAAACTTTCAAACCTTGCGTTAATTTCATGCGCTTGCGGCCGCAGTAAATCTTCACAATAAAAATCGCTTATATCTATGCCGCGCTTCTTTAAATCTTCAAGCGCATTAAGCTTCTTTAGATGCGTATAATAATAGTCAAAATTCTCTTCTTTTGAGAATTCCATTGCATCCTTTAGAAAGTCAATTCCATTTTCTTTTTCAAATACCAGTTTAGCCTGTGGGTTAGTATCTAAAAAATTCTCTACATCAATTACGTCTATGGCTTGCGCGCCATTTGAGTGAAGCGAAGCAATTGCCCCGAATAAGTATTTTAGAAAACGAGTTGGAAAATCCGCTAAAGTTAAATTATATCTATCCGTTCGACTTAGTAAAGATGGATTCTTCATTAAAATACCAATAATTTGTATAGCATCATTCTTTGTATTCATCTTCAAGTCCTTCCAATTCATTCCAAGGCATTACAAACTTTTTTGTGTTTGCCTGTTTCCTAGTTACTGTTATAGATTCACGATTTTCTCTATCTTTCATCTGCTGAATTATCTGGTCAAAAATTGTATGTTCTTTTTCATATTGCTCTGCCCAATATATTGTAGCGTCTTTATAAAGATATGGAATTATACCAATTCCGCCTTCGCTCTTAGCGACACTAGCTTTCTTTACTTCATAAGCATATTTTAAAGTAAAGAAAATTCCTTTCATCGTGTAGTTATACTTATTAGAAGTGTAAGATTTAAGCTGCTGGGTTATTTTTGCCCAATTTGCATCCATTTTTAAATCTCGGTAGATATATTCTTTTATATAACTTTCGTATTCTTCATCTGTCTGATGCGATTCCGCGGGCGATAAATTTTTGTTTTTTACCCAAGTATTATAACAATTGGTATGATAATAAAAATTTCGAGAAGTGCTTATCCAAATTTCATTTTCCGGCTCGTTGTCGCGGTCAATTGCTTTTTTACAGATACGACAATGTACTAAGGAACGCTTTGCCATTCTTTCACCTCTTTCAATATATTATACCAAATTTTTCATAAAAAGTCAAATTAAAAAGAGGTAGGACTTATTTATCCTACCTCTATAGGTTTAAAGCATTGATTCCATTTCAACTATCATTAGATTCATTAAATCAACTTGATCTTCTGTTACCTCAGATAGCTTAATAGGTCTGCCAAAAATTATTTCAATCTTTTTGCTTAAATCGCGGGCCATT